GTATTTGCTACTACCCCAGATGTTGTATTTATAGAGAAAGTCCCAGTTGGTGTATAAGGAGGAAGTAAATTATAGATTACCAATTGGAAATAAACACCATCGTTTTGATCTAAGCTAAAATCCCAATTTAATGTTATTGTAGATGGAGATAAAAAGTTTATAGTATATTTTTGGAAATATTTAATGTCAGCTACATTAGAATCATTTACAACATAAGCACCAAATTCAGCTCTATCTAACAAGTCTAAAGCGTTTGTGCAATCCAACGTAATTGTAAATCTTGTTGCTATCGGATCTGCCGTTGCATTTTTTATTCTGCTTAATCCACCAGTTGTTGTATCAATAGCTAGTCCTGTAGATGTAGATGCGTCAAATGTAAAATTCCCATTGCTTGATCTAGCATTAAAAGAAACTGTTGCTAATTCTTCTGGAGGTGGCGGAGGTGCATCATCATATCCAAATGTATTTGTTCTAACTAAGCTCATATCTGAGAATTTCATTATGAACTCTAGTGGATCAATTTCATCTATGTAGGTATCTGATGTAGTTATATAATAACCTCTCCAAATTAGATTACCATCCTTTTCTATATCTAAATAAAAAGTATCTGATTGTGCAGTTAAGAATTCCTCAAAATCGAATAAATCCTCACTCCAAGTACCGGTATAAGCATCCCAATTAGTAGGAATTTCCTCCCAGAATCTCAAAGTACCACCCCTGAATAAGATGTTTAATGTAGCTGTAGATGCAATAACAGGTCTATACTGCTTATCTCCATTGCTATCAGTCTCTAGTGTTAGTGGCGTGCCACCCAAGCTAATCTCAAATACGTCGCCAGAATAATCCTTTTTATAGATAATGGCATTATATTGTTGTGTAGTATTCTGAAATACGTCAGAGAATGTAGCTATATATTTTGCTCCGTAAGCCATTAATAATATCCGTTTCTATTTCTATCAGCTCTGTTAACTAAAATTGCTAAGTCGTTACCGCTTATTCTTGTTTGTAATGTCATTTGGTTATTGCCGGCCATACTCATTGTTCCATTTTGGAAAGCAGTTGGCAAAGCTAAGAAGTTAGGCCCAGATTGTCCTGTTGGTGGCATGGCCATATTATTACCACCGCTTGGATTTCTAGCAAAACCACCTAAAGCACCTGCTGCAATTTTCAATGCGATACCGGCAGCTAATGCAACACCCCAGTTGGCAGGATTAAATAAGTTTGCTAATGCCGTAGAGAATGTCAAACCAGCAAGAGATGCAGCAATCAACATATCCCCGAATTGAGATAATACCGATGCAAGAGAACCCAATATAGCTTTCCCAAATGCCTTACCAACATTACCACCTGTAGCAAAAGCATCGCCTATTGCCATCATTGCATTTCCTATAGTAAGAGCTATACCATTTGTAAATATATCATCTATTTGCTGTTCTATTCTCATCATTTCAAGAACAAAGTTTTTTAATTGCTCTTTTTGATAATCAAATAATTTACTAGGAAATAATTCTACTGGTTTTACCTGATCCTTTAATCTAGGTGTTACAAGCCCAGGCAAAGACTCATAAGACATTTTACCATATAGTTTTTCTGATATTTTCTCTCTTGATTGCCTTAGCTTATCTAAAGATTCTGTAGTTGCATCTACTTGTTTCCCTCCCTTAAATAATCCATCAAAGAAATCTCTAAAACTAAATGATGCTGTATCTGCTGTATCTGAAGCGAATTTTAAACCATCACCAAATTGAACTAATTGCTCACCTGCTGCTTTTATTATAGCTCCTTTTAGTGGATCAAATGTAGATACGAATGTTCCTAATAATGTAGATGATGTTTTTACAAATATTTGAATTAATCCAATGATATTGTTAATAACATTTTTAGCTATATTCCCTAAAGCCTCAAAAGCTCCTCCAAAATCTCCTTTTATTACAGAAGCAGCAAATCTAAATATATTCAGGACATTATTCATAGTATTGTAAATAATACCGTAGAATACTCTAAATATAGTAGATATATCAGAACCAAAATTATTCCAAACGGAAATGGAGAAATCTACAGCCGCTTCCATTATTTGCTTTATAAGCCCAACAGCTTCCTCTAATCCAGCTACAGCAGCACTTAACATATTTGATGCAGGTGGTGTACTTAGGTAATTAACTAATCGACCTATAGCACTCTCACTATCATCACCCATCTTTTTTATAGCACCAGATACCGTTCCGCCATTTCTTTCTACACCTTGTGCCCAATAAGCAAAAACTGTAAGTCCTGCAGCTAATGCAGAACCAATAACAGATAAGACAGCACCAAATCCAGCAGACACACCAGATAATAGTACTAATTGGTCAATAAGAATTGGAATGTTGTTAGATATAGCTAGAACACCAAGACCGAAGCTCTGAGAGAAGAAACCCGCATCTCGAATAACCTGACCAAATGCAAATGTAGCTAATCTAGCCCTATTCATATCACCACCAACTCTATTTATACTTTGGCTCATGGCATTAAATGAACCTGATGTATTCTCTGAAGTTGCCTTTAGTGAATTTAAGGTTGATTGTGCAGATTTTATACTGGCTTGCAGATTACTTATATCAGCAGTTATCTTGACCTGAAAATTACTATCCATTCTTATCTAGCTTTTTTACGACCTCTTGGAAGGCCTCTTTTGTTAGTGGTTCTTGCTTAGGCTTTTTAGGTTTGCCTATCTTATCTGTCCAAAGAGGGAGTATTTGTTCTGGTTTCTTTTGATCTGTACGTTTACCAACATTAGCGTTGTAAATCATCGATACAATAGTCCTAGTATGCTCCCAGTCTTGGGTTTTTCTTTTTAATTGACCATAAGCATAACGGTTATAGTTTGCCCATGTCATATCGAAGAATTGGTCGGGAAGAAGCCCCACTTCACATATCGCAAAGTCTACGACCTCTTCCCAGCCTATTTTTTTGGCGACTTCTCGCCTTTAGAATTAGATCCCATCGCCTCCTGAATCTCGGTCACGCCTTGAGTAGCTTTTACTGATTCCTCGAACACTTGAGTGATTTCTGTAATTTGCTGAATAGGCATATCGTCTACCCACATAACTACATCCTCATAAGTGAAGTCCTCAGTCTCTTTCTTGATGAAGCAGTTATTCTTTAATCCGCAATAAACCAAATCAGCACATAGCTTAATAGGGTTTTGCTCATTGAACTCTACTACTCCAGTATTGTTGAGCTTTGAATACTCGATTAATGCGTAGTTGCCGAATTTAACACCACGCTTCTTACCACCTAATTCTAATTGAATATAACCTGTCATAATTTTCTCCTTTTTAATAGTAGTTGTGGCTACCGTCTAGGAGAGTTAATTAGGCTACAGTAGATTGGGTTAATGCTCCAGTACCTTGGAAAGATACGCTAAAACCTGAAGGGCTTTCCATATCAGCAGTCTGAGAGATAGAAGATACATAAGCGTTACCACTTAATAACATATCACCAGTAGTTGAAGTACCGAAAGTTACAGCTACAGTTGAACGAGCAATCAGCATTGCTACTAATTCGTCAGTTTCTACACTTGCAGAAGTTGCGTAGTCGATAAGACCATCTGAAGATAAAGTCCAAGAACGTACACCTGCGAAGAACTCAGCCCAACCTTGTGAGTCTTTTGTAGTTGCATCAGGCATATCTACGCTCATTTCTAAACTTGCAGTAGTTGCTTTTAAGATAGGCACACCACCGACTTTGATTACTAAATTTGTTCCGTTAATTAAGGCCATTGTTTTGTTTTATTTTAAATTGTTAATGATTATGCTACTGTTTCAGCAAAGATTTCTGTTCCTTGCAAAGTTCCTGAATAGGTTACTACATCTTCCATAGGGCCATCAATAGTCATACTTGAGATATAAACATATCCGTTGTAAACTAAAGTGCCTGCTAGGTTAGTAGTAAACTTAACTAAGAATTTTGTTTTGTTTTCGATTGCTGTTTCTAACCATGCTGGATCTATATCATCCGAATAGTCTACTAAACCATCGAAATCAAGTGTAAATGATCTGCTACCCATGATAAATTCACTCCAACCAGCAGAGCTTCTAGAGGTAGCATCAATAGGGTTCGCTTCAAGATTTAAGGTGAAGCTACGAGAGTGACCAAACGCTTTGTTCGTTACTCCGTCTAGTACATAAAGTACAAGGTCTGTTCCGTTTACTAATGCCATTTTATAATTGTTCTACTATATTTCTAATTCTAATTACTTTTCTTACCTCATAGAAGCCATCAAACTGACTTTCGATATATCCTGTTGACTCCAATAAATTAGTGATAACTTTGAAGTCCGGAGAAGCATCTGGTAGGCTAGCTCTGTTTAAGAGCAGCATCATTACCTGATTTGATATATTATCCGCATCTGCTTTTGAGTAGTTAGTTCCATCTGTTCCTGTGAATACCTGTACTGTAACTACGCAGTTGCTATTGAAATTGCTTTTAGTCGAGTTATCTACTACACTCACATTAGATACTTGGATATAGGGATAATTCGCACTATCAGGCACGTTATCATAAACAGGTACAGCTACTGCATTTAAAGTAACCGCTCCGTTGAGTTTGGCGTAATAAGCCTTTCTTAAACTATATCCGACGTCCTTCATTCTTAGTTATTAAATGGTGGAGGTAAAGTAGCGTCTACTGGGCTCTTTTGTAGTTCGATATTAGCAGCAAGTCCAGCATCAATTGATTCAACGTCTAAGCTAGCTTCTAACCAACTTTCTACTTCTTCTTTAGTTAAATCTTCGTAACTTACAAATTGCTCAGGAGTAGGCTCACCTACAGCACAAGTACCATAAACTTCAGCATTATATTCTCCTTCTACCGCACTTCTTCTCCAATGCACTACCGTTACTACGTCTTTCATTTCGCCTTCGAATAATTTAACATCCATAGCGGTTATAATCCAATTATATTCCATTATTTATTATTTTCTAATTGTTCAACTTTTGCTGTTAATTCTTGTATAGCTTTTACTAAGACTGGTACGATTTTAGAGTAATCCACACCTTGCATATCTTCTCCATCTTTTTCTCCAATAACCGCATCTGGTAATACATTTTGAAGCTCATGAGCCATTACACCATAACTTCTAGAATCGCTAGATTTCCATTTGTAGTCATAAACATCTATATTATTAACTAATGACAATCCATTAAAATCTCTTAAGTCCTCTTTTAGTCTATAGTCAGATGTTGTTGCATATACTGTATTCGATCCATTGTATGATATACTGCCTACTACACTTCCTTGATATGAAAATCTTTGGAATAGATGTCCAAATGTATTATTATTTATCCATAATCCAGTATTACCTGCACCAGAATCTTCTATATGTAATCTACCTGACGCACTTGAACTTCCAATGCACACATTCCCCCCACTCGTGATACGCATACGTTCGGTATCGTTCGTAGCAAATGTAAATGGATGATTAGTATATGTACCAATATACCCACCTACACTACCTGTACCAATATTTAAACCTATGCCAGTACTTGTACCGTTTATGCTAAATAAAGGATAATCTAGACCAGTTATTTGTATAGCAGTTTGATTTGCTCCATTATTCCTAACCGTTGTTGTCCCAATACCTACATTACCCCCACTCGTGATACGCATACGTTCAGTAACAGTTGAACCCGAGTTAGTACCATTTGTATAGATAGCCAAATCAGAACCGTTTAATGCTTCAATAGCAGCCCTACGTATTGTTTCATTACCTATAGCAATACCACCACCAGATGTACCATTTGATATAATATTAGCTACTGCATATCCAGAAGGATTTAAGACAGTTAAAAATCTACCAGTACCGCCAAACCCATAGATATTAGGAGTACTTGTTCCGATACCTACGTCACCACCAGAAGTAATACGCATGCGTTCAGTAATAGTACCATTTTGAGTAGCAAATGATAAATATCCTAATGCACTATTAGCTGTTGAGTTTTCTTTTCTTCCAGCAATAGCACCAAATGCAGTTTGATTACTTGTACCATTGAAGAATCCACCAAGCGTTATTTGACCTCCAAAATCTTGTGTAGCTGTATTTGTAGTAGAAATAAATAACTGACCAAAGCTATCTGTAACCCCATTAGAGCCAGCTATATGAGTGTTTGTAAGTGGATTTGTAGTCCCAATACCAACGTTACCACCTGATACTATCAAATTATTCCCACTACCACCCAAAGAAACGGTCATATTGCCGCTATAAGGTGCTAATG